CCAGACTTGAAAAAAAATATTGAAAAATAGTTTGATATTAAAAATATTGCTTTATCTTTGACTTGCGTTTGTGTGAGAAATGCAAAAAAAGACATTAGGGTTATAACCTGAAGGGGCCGGTTCTCACACGATTGGCCCCTTTAAATTTATAATAAATGTTATGAAAAAACAAACAGTTGAAGTGAAGGAATTTAGTATTAATGAAGTACAAATTCCTATTGTTGGGATTTCTCCGCTTATTGTTCACAAGTTTAGTGAGAAGGCCCGTAAACAGATTGAGGAGAAACAGGCGGGTAAGGCTCAAAACAAGAAGCACGACATCCGTGATCCTCAGGCTGACTATGAGGGTGCAAAGCACATCTCGGCAGATGGATGGGATGGTTTTCCTGCGGCTGGTTTCAAAGCTGCAATGATTCGTGGCGCAAAGATTATCGGTATGGTTATGAAGGATGCAGGAATGTCATTCTTTGTAAAGGCAGACTGTGAAGAAACACAGCTTGTCAGGATTATAGGAGAGAGCCGGATGCGGACTGATATGGTGCGCGTTGGTATGGGATCCGCTGACGTACGCTACCGCCCGGAGTATCCTGAGTGGAGTGCAACTCTTACCATTGAGTTCAATGCTGGAATGATTTCACTTGACCAGGTATACCAGCTTGTAAAAGCTGCGGGGTACTCCTGTGGAATTGGTGAAATGAGACCAGAGAAAGGCAAGTTTGGTTATGGTCGTTTTAAACTGACGGAGGAAAAATAATGGAAGGCTATAAATGGAAGTTAGAAGGACTTGGCAAGGGTGTTGATGTCGCCCTTGTCGTCGAAGAGTTGACCCGTTTACAGAAAGTCAATAGAATATTAACGCCGGAAGTTGTTGTTCGTGCGGCAGAAGATAATAATTCTATATTGCACAAACTCTTTGAGTGGGATGACAACAAGGCCGCCTATAATTGGAGGCTCCAACAGGCCCGCACTATTCTGAATAATATTGAGGTGACTATAATAACTGACGGAGAACCGAGAGAGATAGCTGTTTTTGAGGTCACTACACGTTCGGAGGGATATAAGAGTGTTGATACCTTCACTAATGAGGATGTTGATTTCGTACGTGCCAGTATATTGAGGCAGCTCAATACTATGAAGAGCAAGTTGAAAACTTATAAGGAGTTTGACAAGGTTTTATTCTACATTGATAAGGCTATTGAGGTAGTTTGATTTGGCAGTTACGGATGGTTGGGAAAGGCGTGGCGGGATACGGTACGGTTAGGTAAGGCAAGGCAGTTGCGTTAAGGTCTGATTTGGTAAGGTTTGGTGAGGTAGGGCGAGATAAGGTTTGGCAGTTGAGGATTGGTGCGGTGAGGCATGGTACGGTACGGCGTGGCGAGGTCAGGTTTGGTGCGGCGCGGCATGGCACGGTGAGGTTTGGCAGTTGAGGCGCGGAGTGTTATGGAATGTTAGGGTGAGGTAGGGTCTGGTCGGACTGGTTAGGCATGGTAATTTTACGGTAAGTTAAACAGAGGTCAGAAATGGCCTCTTTTTTTATGCCCATTATTTTAAACATGATAATTATCATATCAGAACACGACGAAAATCATTGTAAAATAATTTTTTTTGTGTAAAAGAAAATTGTATAACTTTACATCAAATAATTTCAACAATGGCAAAGGAAAAGATTAAATGTGTAGTTCGGGGTAAGATACTCGAACTGTCTCCTACTGCTTACGAAATGGCAAAGGAATATTTCGGGGCTGCAAAGGTATCTGATCTGAACATCTCTAAGCCTATTGAACTGAGCAAACCGATTCTGATTCCGAAGATTAACGTGAAGGTTGAGAAGCCGGAAGAACTGACTATCAAAAAGACTGAGGCGGCTAAGATACTCGACGCCCCGCCGCCCGAAGGTCCGATGATTACAGAACGACCTGCAAGGAAAGTCACGAAACCCAGAGCCAAAAAGAAATGAAAGAGATAACCTCCAAACGGACAAAGGCCACACAGTTCATCACTGATGAAGAATGGCAGTGGCTCAAAGAACACGGCAAAGCCAAGAATTTCACAATGAAAGAAATGGTCATCATAAAGAAGCCTGTCATCAATAAGGAGATTCTGATGCCGGAAATACAAACTAAAAAGAATAAAAAATGACTGAAGCTGAACAGAAAAAGCTCAATGGGTTTTTGTCCAAAACCTTAAAAATGGACGACGAGGAACTGGCCAGCCTTTACAACGAGGCCGGGGAGTTGACCTCCTTAACCGCAGCTGAACAAGCCGATACCGCGAGAGTAACGAAACTCAAAGAGGATCAGGCGAGCCAATACAAGCGAGGCCAGAAAGAAGTGGCTAGCAAGATGGAGGCGCAGTTGAAGGATAAGTTTGGTGTTGACTCCGATTTAACCGGAGTTGAATTAGTTGATTTCATTCTGACAACTGAACTCGAAAAAGTTAAAGGCAAAGGTGATGAAGATATTACGGCTCACCCGGAGTATCTGAAACTGAAAAGCGAAAGCGACCGTATGCTGAAGGCAAAAGACAAGGAATGGCAAAAGAAGATCGAAGATCTGGAGCTGAAACACGCCAGGGAATCGATGTTTTCTAAAGTCAAAGAACGTGCTTTTGCTGAACTTGATAACCTGCGTCCAATACTGCCCGAAGATGCAAAGAAAGCCCAGAAATGGAAAGAGAAATACATTGAGGACCTCCGTGCGTACGACTTCACAGAGCAGGACGGCATGTTTGTAGTTCTGAAGGACGGGAAACCGCTTCAGGACTCACACGGTTATAACAAATCATTTGCAGACCTGGTAAAAGAAACCGCTGCCGAATTCTTTGATTTCCAGACAGCCGAGAGCAGGTCAAGTGCCGCAAACCAACAGACACAAAGCAATTTTGCCGCACCGCGCAACGAAGAAGAGTTCATTCAGAAGATGAGAGAGGCTAAGACACCGGAAGAACAAGCAAAAGTTATGGAGTCTTACCAATCTAAAAAACAATGAGTACAATAGGAACTGTTGACTGTGGCTTCTTAGCCACCTACCAGGGAAAAGCCGCGCAGATGTGGACTGACCCTATCGCAAATATTGACCTTATCGGTGATGTCGAGGCTGCAAAGGCCGTGCTGGAGAACCAGCAGATTTCAATGACAGAACTGACCGGAAAGAAGAAACGCACCGTGAGCCTTGAGTGGCTTCAGAAGTGTGACATCACCACGACTGCGTGTACTGACGACTGTACGATTGACGGCGAAGATGCTGACCCGATCTGTAAGGAGTATGAAATTGAGTGCCTTCGTGAGACGAAGTTTAAGATGCCGAAACGTGCCTACCGCGAGAGGACTATCGAGATGGCAGAAGCCTTTGCATTTAATATGCTTCAGCACAAGAAAGCTCTCGATGAGTGGCTGGCTCGGTATATCGTAACAGGTATTCTTGCCGCTGCTGGTACGAACGCATACACTGGCGGTGTTGGAACTGTTGCCGGTGCGCTGACGACTATTCCTGCTGCTTCATGGAACGATTCAATCTGGGGTTATTTCAATCTTGTTACCAGGTACAACAAATTCAAATCACCGTACCTTCTGACCGGAGATAACCTGTATCAGCTTCTGTTCAACAGGATGCACGAATCAATGACTGAGGCCGGACGTGCTGCAATGTCAAAGATCGGAACGATACGGAAGATTTACCAGGACCCGGAGAATGTCGAGGCTGTTGCTCCGAACTATACGTTCCTGCTGCATAAAACCGCCGTTGCGTTCATTAACAAAGCATGGAATCCTCTTGGTGCTGCAAACGCAGTTCCCGAAGCCGGTGTTTATGCTCTGTGGTCAGAACCGTCAAACAACATCCCCGGTGTGTATTATGACATCATCACTCAGGAGACTTGTGTTGAAAATGAGTTCTACCTTGCCGCAAAGGTTCAGCTTCACGGGCTGTTTGCCGAAAATCCGCTGCCGTGCGACGAAACCAACACGGGCGTATTAGCATTTGCCTGCTCATAATAAAAACATTATGTTTGAATAACACGACAAAGGATATTCTAATTTTGGGATATCCTTTGTTATTTGAACTATGGAAGAATTAAGTAAATGTAACTGCGGTTCGCGCAGGACAATCCGCAGACCAAAAACAATAAAGAAATGAGCGCGCTACCCGATTGCTGGAACTCCGTCGTAGGATTTACACGAACTGATGATACCTGTATTGATGATGCTTATCCCGTAGGCTATTCAGAGAGTCTTTCTGGGCTTTACATCGATGAACTTCAGGGCATGACCTTGAGGATACTTGACAATACAGATAATTCAACTACGCTTTGGGAGAAGATGACACGTGCGCGAGAGAACGCTATCCGCACGTTCCAGACCGATCTCATGATGGAGTTGACTAACTACAAAGAACCAACTCGCAAACGCTTCACGGGTGACATAGGGGGCAAATCATTCACGCGAACCATAAGCGGCTCGACTTATTACGGGGTGAGGATGTATTCAGACATCCGGGGCGGTAAGTTTATTCTTCGCGGGGTGTCATTGATTCTTAATTCAACTGAGGCGGTTAACCTGCTTATTTATGATGAGTATGACCTGCTTTATACCATTCCGCTGACCTCAGAAGCCGGACGGCCTCACCGGACTGACATAGCAGATATTGAATTTAACCTTGACCGGAACTATTATTTTCTGATCTCACCCGTTGGGCTTCCGTATTCGAATAAACTGACTTGCGGTTGCGGCGGGTATAAGTGGTGCTTCTGTATTGATGATCCGTGCTATCGCATATCGCGTGACCGC